CTAATCCAACAAATTGCGCACGCGTAATAGCATCATTTAGTTCAAATAATGTATATTTGGCCGCGGCTGCAATTGCTTGTTCAATATAAATCATTAAGAATCTAGCATTAATAGCATCAAACGGACCGGGTTCAATCGTAAAGGTTTTATCGCCATATAGTAATGGACCAAATCCAGGAAATGATACAATAGGATTAACTGCGGCATTAAAAAGAATATCCCTGTAGGTTTTTTTGGGATTCCAAGGAAGCGCAACAACATTTAATAATACACCACGATTTAATCCAGCAAATGGAATCCATGGCGCTCTTGTTTGCGCGGTCCGCACATATAATCCAGCCATATTTCCATTTGCAGGAACCCACCGATAAACATCATTATAAATATCATAAACTTGTACCCAATTACCATCTACGAACACATAAGTAGATTCTGGTAAAGTATCTGCAAAAGCAACACAAGCAGTGGCTTCATTTCCTGCATTATTTACAACAGCAGATTCTGGTGGTGACACAAATACAACAGAATCTTGTCTAGTTTCTGCCATACTAATTAAATATTCAACAACTGTTGCATCATTATCGGCTGTTAATATTAATGAAAATTGGAAATCATCTGTATCAAATAATTCATAACCAGAAATAATATCACCATCTTCTAATGTATTATTTTCAAGATTTCCACCTTCAAGAATTACTAAATAATTTTCACCATTTACACCACCAGTTAATGGTAATGCGGCTCCAGAAGTTCCTACAAGACCCGTTCCAACTCCACCAGTTCCAGCAGTTACACTTAATAAATTAGCTGTAACTGGATAACTATTAAGTGCTGTTGCTAATTGTTGTGCAGTTGTTGTAATTACAGTACCCGAAGTACCATGACTTGTAGCTAAATCAACTGAAATATTCACCCCAGATACTCCAATTGTTAAAGAAGTTCCTGAAGTTCCTGCGGTTCCATTTGCGGTAATATTAACTGTTACTGGTGGTGTTAAATTTCCAGGAGTAACAGCAGTATATATTTCCTTAGATGCTCCAGTTCCACTTGATAATGCAGAAGGAGTAGCAGCAACATATAATGTATCAAATGTTGTTCCTCTTCCAGTAGATCCCCAATTTGTCATTGATGCAGGAAAATCTAACCAATAAATCCATTTAGATTGTGATTGTAAAACTTGAGGATAATAAATACTTTGTCCTTGTACATTTTGTGCATCTGATGCTTTGGAAACAAATGGATATGTTTCTAAAACACTACCAGGATAACCAGTAATTATTCCAAGATTATCTAATAATACGATATGAAGTTGATCATTACTTCCGCCTAAAGCAGCCACATATGCAGATGTTCCGGGAGGACCTGTAAAGTATCCTTTATATGCCCATGTTGCAAATTGTACAGCGCTATCACAAATAGCAATTTGAATACCATTACCTAAAGTTCCAGCATATTTGGCACAAAATTCACCGGCAGCAGTCATTTGACCACCTGCAAAATTTGCGGAATAATCGGTTGGATTATTAATTTGTATACCAACAACGGCTTTTAATACTGCAGGAACTATTGGTGTATCTCCACCAGTTGGAGTAACTACTAATGTTGGAGGATTATCTACATCAAATCCACCAGCAGGTGCTGTAACTGACACACCAACAATTTCACCATTTGCAATTTCGGCATTAAATGATGCTCCTGAAGAAGTGGCAGTTGCAATAGTTGGTGTATGAAAATATCCATAATTTGCACCAATTTCTACATCTGAAATTCCATCAAATACTACTGCGGCATTTCTTGCCAATTTTGGCAGTACTCTAATAACATTTAAATTATTTCCATATGCAAGAAAAGTTGATCCTGTAAACCATGTGTTAGCAGTATCATTATCTGGTTCCCAAAATATGGATTTATAAGTATCTACGCTATCTACAGGTGTTCTGACATTTGCAGGGCCCCATGTAAAAGGTCCAGCAAGTATTGCACCTGTTGTAGAAGTTCCAACAACAGTGGTGTTAGCAGCAATTTCAGTAATAAGAACACCAGGGCTTTGTTGAGTAATCATATTAATCTCCTTTGTTTACTATAATTTCTTTATTCGTTTAAGAATTATAACTTCAACAAATATTTATCCTTTTCTAATTTTCAAGCCCATCCATTTTCATGTAACCGTTTCATTGCATCAATATCGATAGTAGCTTTTCGGCGCTCTCTTTCGGCAAATTCTTCCCAAACAGCACTTTGGGCACCTTTCCAAATACATTGTTGAGTTAATACCACTTCCTCTTCTTCTAAACCATTATTAACCCATCCATATGGAGTTAAATCTTGATCAAAATTTGGAGCATAATCATCTTGCAAACTTTCACGGAGTTTTGCATCTACTAAATCCCTAAAATGTTTTTGTGTTGTTAACCATGAAAAAGTAACAAGTGTCATTACCAAATCGTCATGTTTATTTTCATCTGCCTGGTATTTGTCGCCCTTTAAAACAAAAGATGCTAATTCATCTTTAATATCTTGATCGTAAAATATCAATTTACGAGTTTCAATCAAAGTTTTTAAATTCGCACAACCAGTTCTTCTAACGGGTGTACTCATTTTTACACCACGTTGAACATTTTTACCAGTATTACCAAATCCAGTTGCTAATATTTGTCCTGATCTTCCTTTTGTTGCAACATATAAAATATTTGGATATTCATGTATATGATGTAAATCATCAGCTACTTGATATCCGGGACCGTCCATTTCTATAATAATAAATGCATTATTATATCTTTGGGCAATAGGCACAATTTCATCGGCAAATAATACAGGAGGAACCGTATTACTTCGATATTTTGCTACTACTTCATATGGAGCATCTGTTACATCAATGACAGTAAGAGCCGAATAATCTAATTGTTTTCCTTTTGCAGTATCAATTGCAATCACATACATATGTGGTTCATCTTGGGTAGCCGAAGGATCTTTCCATACATCAAAATGATTTTGTGAGTGTTTTGGAGGTAAAATAATCATTTGTTTTAAGAATTTGCCAGCAATTAAAGTATGTCCAGAACCGAGAAATTCACATAAATATTCTTGTGCATAACGGCTTTCACCAATTATAGAAATTGTTTTTTCTGCCCATTCCGGATTTTCTCTACCAGGAACTTCCGTATTTAATACTTCAAGAGCATGAAATTGATTCCAATCTGGATTATCATGTGATAAATTAGCTTTAGTCCATAATTCATAAAATAAATTTATACCATTTGGAGTAGAAACAATAATAAGTTTAGATGTTTTTCCTTGTGAAATTACCGGATATGTGGATGTCCAAAATTTATCTGCTAATTTATTATCAATGTGTGCAAATTCATCAAGAAAAATAATATTAAATGTTTGACCACGAATAGAAGCACTTGATGTTGAGTGTGCGGAAATAACACAACCATTTTCCAATTCAATTCTTGTTTTATTCCAAACCTTAACACCTTGTTGGAGCCACATTGGTAATAATTCAAAAGCCAGTTGCACTTTGGCTAACAATTCAATTGCGGTTTCTCTTTTATTAGCAAGAATTCCAATTTTTTTATGTTTGTTAAATAAAATGTAATGTAAGAAATATGCAACTAAGGTTGTTGAATTGTGTGTGGGAATCATTGTAGTACCACACAAAAACATATGATCTTCATTTTCAACTTGAATACATTTTACTGGAACACTATTTACTTCTTCAATATTTTTAATATAAAGAACATTAGTATTTTTTCTTTCTTTTCCAATTTGAATATTTTGTCTTTTTAATTTTCTTGTGAGTCTAAAACAATTAAATTTATGTGTTTTAAAAATTACAGAATAATAAATTTGTCCTTTTATAATTCTGCTTCTAACACGACTTTTAATTCCTAAAGAAGAAAGTATTTCTCTGAATGAATCGATAATTTCTTTTTTCTTTTGTGAAAATAAACAAATACCTCTTTTATCACAAGTACCATCTGTATCCATTAATCCTTGAATTAATGCTAATCTTTGATTGATAGAAGATCTTAAATATTTTTTAGGAATATGTTTATTATGAATTAAATTATTGATACGTAACTTGGAATATAAACCTATAATATTCCACGTAGAACATTTTTCTCGTTTATTACTTCCTTGTGCTTCTTTTAAAAAATACCCTTCTGATATAATATGTTTTGAAATTTCTTCCATATCAGAATATAATTGTGTAAATCTAGAATCTGATGAATGTCCATCACCTAACCAAATACCTAAAATATAAGGATCTATTGGTAATTCTTTTTCTGGAAATTCAACCGCATCTGGTAAATTAATATAAATATTGGTTGAACATGCTTGCTGTTTTTTAAAATCTTCAATTAATTTTTTAGTTGTTTTAATTTTTTCAGTATCTTCCCAAAATGAAGATCCTATTTTCCATAAATGATCTTCATCTGCAATTACAGAATCTCCATTATCAAAAGATACGCGGTAACATTTATGATTTTCCATAATTTCTGTTATCGTTTTTACTTTAGTTATTTTTCCATTGGATCCTAAAATTTCATCACCTATTTTCAAATCGCCCATTGTTGTCCAACCATCTTTGGTTGGAATTGGTGTATCTAATGAAAGTGCTTTTCCTGATTGACGAGGGAAAACTGCTATGGTAAATCGTTCTTCGTGTACAGTTTTAATTAAGTTGGCTTGAAATTTCCATAATTTAAAATCAGTTACACCTTCATCAATTGTAACGACTTGAATATATTTGGTAATAAAATATACAGGATCTTCTTGACACTTTTCCAACTCTGAAATCCGTTGGTCTGTCCATTGGATTTTTACATTTGTGTCTTTTAATGCCGGATTTCCTAAATAAGTTGACATTCTAAATCATTTATCCAATAACTAAATAATACCAACTATAAGTTGTTGTTCCACCTAATGCAACCGCATTTGATTCAATTATAAATCCGAAAGTACTAGCACTTGAAATAAATGGAGTTGCTGTTGTTAAAGCGGCCGCGGCAGCATTACTTGGTTCTAATATAACCGCTGATGGTGTGTTTGTTAATGGAATTCCAAAAGTCATAGTAACAATTGGTGCAGCGGTTGCTGGACTAGATCCAGTAGTAACTAAAATATTTCCTGCCATATCTGTTCCTGATAAGGTTTTAGATCCGGCAGAACCAGCACCAGTTCCTAAACTTAAAGAACCACTTGTTCCTCCACCAATAATTCTAGCAGTAATATTTCTTGCCAAAAAATCACCATTTATATCACGTTCAATTAATGTGAGCGGAGTATTTATATTTGTTGCCGCGTTTGCTAATTTAGTTGCTGCAATAGCTTGAGAAGCTGATACACCAGCGGTACCAGAACCCCCAATATATGCAATAGAAGGACTAGGATAATTACCTGTTAAATCTCCACCAGCAGTACCAAATGATATTAATGTATTTGTAACAGCCGTTACACGTCCTTTAGAATCGGTAATAAAAACAGGAACATGTGTGGTATCTCCAAATGTTCCAGCAGAACCTGTAGCGATTAATGTGGGATTTGGAAAATTACCAGTTAAATCTCCACCCGCACTACCACTTGGAGTAGCACCTGAAATTACCGCACTAGTAAGTGCTGTTATTCTGCCTTTTGCATCAACAGTAATGACAGGAACTGTAGTGCTACCACCAATAGGTCCAGCGGCTGTTACTCCCGAAGTACCTAATGTTGGACTAGGATATTTACCAGTTAAATCTCCACCAGCCGCTAATGCTCCGGCAGTACCAGCAGTTAAATTTCCATATACTAAAATATTTTGTAAATGTAAATCTGTATATGTAGAATCAGCAGCATTTCTAATTTCTAATGCAGTTCCAACATCTTTAATTTTAGGTCCACCGGAACCTATTTGAAATGTTGAATTATCTGTTCCTGTATCCGTATTTTGTTCATGTGCTTCACTTGCGGCTGTTGCAATATTAGCAGCAGTTGCACCACCAACAGTAGCCACTGATGGTTCAGGATATGTACCAGATAAATCGCCACCGGCTGTTCCAGCACTTGAAATAACTTTTACCATTGAAACCCCTAAAGAAGTTTCGATAGCTTTTATTTCGGCCGATAATTGATTAGCAACATAACCAAAAATATAACCATAACCAGGAACTCCTGAACCATGAGTTCCGGCAGAAGTACCTATTTGGCCACGACTACATGTTAAACCATTAGTTCCACTTGTACCAGTTGCTAATATAATTTCGTTATCTATAGCAATTAAACATGGTAAATTTTCAAAAACACCGGGAGTATTAAAATAAGCAATACCTGAAGTACTATTTAAATTGGTTGATAAAGGAGAAAATGCATTATCATTAAGAACAGTTAAAATATTATCGGTAACTATACTACTCGGAAATGATGCTGTATTTGGATTCATATTAATTTCCCTGTTCTTTAGCTTTATTCTTTTCTAATTTTCTTCTCTTCAATTCTTCTACAATTTCCAACATTTGCATGGTAGTACCTTCATAAACTTGAGGATTTTGTCCATCGGGTAATTCAGATGGTAATTGTGATGGTGGAACTATATCCTTTTGAACTGCACGAATATCTTTTTGTAATCCCATTAATTCACCAGTTCCTTCTATTAAAACTTTTAATAGAATACCAGCTACTTCATAAGTTCTTGGATGATCACTTTCTTGTGCCAGATCAACAATACCATTAAGTACATCATTACCCTTCATTAATAAATTATGAAGATTTCCACGAGCAAAATCATAATCATCAGTTGCATCTTTAGTTATTTTGGGTGTAGGTTGTTGTTCTGTTCCGGTAATTACTTCTACCAGAGGTTCCTGTTCTTCAAAAGGTAATATATCATCAATTTCAGATTGTGCGATATTTATTGCACTTGAAATTCTTGTAGATATTGGTTTTTTTGGCGGCCGTCCGAGTTTTGTTGGCATATAAACTATTTATCCATTATTCTCACTAACCATAATATCATATGTAGCATTAATTTCTCCGGTATTTGGAGACGCTTGAACATCTACGTTAGCATTATTATCTCCAAGTGCCTCTTGATCCATATAAATTTTAGAATCGGTAATAACAGGACGCATTTTAATAGGTTGATAAATATGTCCTTGTACTTGAAAATCAAATTGCCAACCCATAGTACGCTTATCTTGGAAATTTCCTTGATAAGAATCATCAAGTGTGGAATTCATTAGAGTAACTACAATATCTCGCTTTATATTCATTTCAGGAATATCAATTATAGGAACAACATAATCAGGCCTAAAGAAAGCTATCACTTGTTCTACAATTGCATTTCGATCACTTATAGTACGCGTCTGTAAATACAAAGAAAAATCCATTAATTGAGGTACAGGATTTAATTGTACAAGTGCATATGGTCCATTTCCTGAAGGAGCTACACGATAATTGATGGAAGATAATTTTCTTTTTGGATCATAATGCATTTGTGTTAATTCGTATGCCATTCGTGGTAAAATAATTTGTACATGTCTTTGACGTTCTTCATCACCCGCATGTGGATCTTCAAGTTCTCTTACACTCCACTTCTCCTTGGCTGCTTGGTCAATAGGTACTTTAATTGTTTGAACTTCTCCAGTATTTGGATTTATCCTTTCAAAGGAAACATCATTAAAAATATATCCAAATGCAGTGGTAATTTTCTCTATTGTTTTGAAGTTCCAAATGGGATTATTCAGCATATTAATATTTATAACTATTTGGATTTAATATAAACATCTCCCCAATCTAATTTATTAATATCCAATGAATTTAATATACCAACAATAGCATCATAGTCCATCCAGGGGTACGCAAATTCCGGACCTTCACCATATACAAGAGTATATTCTTTTCCAGAACCCAAATAATTTAAACAAGTAAATGTATTTTTTATTAATTCGGCTGTAAATTCTATAGAAATAATATCAATCAGTTGTTTTAATCCTTGTAATACTGAAAATTCATAACCTTCTACATCAATTTTAATGTAATAAGGTTTACCATATTTGATAATCATATTATCTAATGTATTTGTATGAATATATTGTGGTTCTCTACTCCAAGAATGTTCAGGAAATCTTGTAGTTGCGATAGTAGCAGTAATAAATTCTTGAGACATTGAAGTAATTCCATTTTCAGTTGCTCGCCAAATCGGAGCATCACCAACAGAATAAGATAAAGCCACATTTTCAACTACTATTTTAAATCGGTTTCGAACCAATTCTACTAAATCTGATTGTGGTTCAAATCCTATAACTTGTGCTCCGGCAGTTATATATTGTTGTGCTTTCCGACCAACATTACAACCAACATCAAATACTAATTTATCTTTAAGTAGATCTGTTATTTGCGTATTAACTTTCATTTAATACTCTTTTCGATGTAATAATATATTAGAATCTGTAAATTCACCTACTAACTCAAAATCTGGTAACATTTTTAATAAATCTTCTCTTACAATCTGTCCTTCATACATTTCGTTTGTATATGACTCAATAAAAATCCAATTCGTTTTCTTTAATATTTCGGTTCCACCAAGGACCATTTCTCTTTCTGCACCTTGAATATCTACAAAAAGTAAATCAATTTTATCCAAATTATTAGATTTAGCCAGATCATCCAAAGTAATACACGGGACTGTAATTTCCTTATTAAATTCAATTTCTGGATGATATTTTAAATGTTCTTTAGGAATATGAATAGAACTGGAACGATCCCCTTTATCCGAGACATAAAATGTAGTAGTTCCAGTATAAAATGTAATTGCAGAATTTATTGGAATTATGTTTGGTAATGAACAAATTTTTTCATAATGTTTTTCAAGCGGCTCAACAGCAATATATTTAGAATTTCCCTTACATATATCGGAAAGCCAATATGTATCAGAACCATCACAGGCGCCTAATTCTACAATTACAGGATCCGGTATTTCATAAAGAATTTGTTTCAATTGAATTTTATAAGGCTCATCGTTTGGTTTTATTTTATAATCGATATTTTGATGTACACTACGTACAGAAGAAAAATCCATTGAGTCAATATCAACACGTCCACCAGAAAGAAAAATATTATTTAATGCTTTAGAATCACCACCAGCATTACGATTTTTATAATCCGATTGAACAACATTATTTGGAATACCAACCAAACAACTTTGATCCCTATGTGACATTGAAAGTGGTTCTAATTTTGACAATTGATTTTCCAATTGATTTGGTGTTTCATATTCAAGTGACTTCAAATGTTTCAATATTTCACCAGTATTATAAATGTTACCATCAAGAGACCACGTATAATTAAAATCCAATGTACCATATTCTTGTGCTTTATCTTGTGTATAACAATAAGTACAATTTTTACCCAATCTAGTAGAATATACCGCACCAGGTTTTATATAGTTTATTATTGGTAAATCACGATAGAAAATATCATCATCTACCAACATAATAGTAGCCTGTTTATTTATATCAATGGATTTTAATAATGCGTCCTTTAAAGTTCCATCCTGATTTATAAATTTGGCTTTAGGATGATTAATAGCAGTTAAATAATATCCTTTAAAATATTCTTCATCGGAATATTTACAAATAATCATAAGATCTTTTATCCATTTTGCATGTTTATCAATACTATTTAATAACGCATCTAATTGTAATGGACGATCTTTTGAAAATATAACCACATTAATTTTAGAATTTGCTTCTTTCATTCTTTCTTGGTGCCGACGTTTTAATTCTGCATGAAATTTAGCTTCATGCGCTAATGAATATCTAGTATCGCGTTCACCAGGGCCGCGACTTGTAAAATGAAATAAGGGTTCATCAACAACTGCAATTTTATATCCATTTTCAACTACTCGTAACCACAAATCCCAATCTTCATTAACTATTCCTTGTGGTGGTGCAACTACATATCCACCAATTTGTTCAATTACGGAACGTCGTAACATAGAACAACTAAATAACCTATTTCGCCAATATAATCGTTCTATTGTAAATGGAGCATCAGGATATTGAATTCTTCCATCATTCCATCGTAATTGTGTAGTAACTACCGCAACCTCACGGTTATTCATTTTTTCTAAACATCGTTCAATATAAGTAGGCCCAATCCAATCATCAGCATCTAAAGGAACAATAAAATCACAATTAGATGACGTAATACCAACATTTTTATTTGTACCTGCATCACCAGCGGAACTATTATCAATCCAAGTGACTCCCAATTTTTCGGCAATTTCTTTGGAATTATCATTTGATCCACCATCAACTACAATAATTTTATCTGGTTTAATAGTTTGATTTTGTGCGCTTGTAATGGTTCTTTCAAGAGTTTTAGCATAATTATAATTTGGAATTACAACAGCAACAGTGGTTTTTTTATTATTTGAATCAATTTGTATTAATTCTGGTGAAGGTTCGGGTGCTTTAATTGTTTTATATGTATATAACAAATCATTACCGAGTGTTGGAAATTTACAACGAATTTTAAGAGCGATAGTATTAGTAGTATCGTCAGGTTTGATGAATTCAATATTAGGTTCATCTTCTTGATAATAACCACAATATGTTTCCAAATCACGCATTAGGATTGGAATTTTCCAAGATAATGCCTCTATTAAAACAATAGGAAATAATTCAAAAACGGATGAAAAATAAAATAAATCACATGCAGCATAGAAAGCATCTACATCATTACGTTCACCCCAAATAATACAATTATCGGGTTTATTTTTTATTAATGGTTCCCAATATTGTTTAAAATTACCAGCTTGATTACCAACAAAATGAAATTGAATATCTGGAAGTAAACGTGCGACTTCAAATACTTCACTTTGATTTTTACCTGGAGTAAATAATCCAACATTCAAAACATGCCAACGTGTAGGATCTAATCCTAATTTAGATAAAGCGGCCGATCTTTCCGGACGAATATGTGGTTTAGCTTGATACATACCCATGCTCATAGGAACACCGAAATCTTTAAATTTTTCCATATGATATAGACTAACAAATATAAATCTGTCGGGTCTATATCTTTTTTGTTCTGGAGGTACAACACACATACCATGTGTGGTTTCAATTATTTTATATTTCCGTTTAGAATCATAAATCATATTAATGGTTTCATCGGGCATGAAAAATTCTGGAAATTCCTCAATATGAATTACTGCCGGATTAAAATCTTCAATTATTTGTTTTAATTGTAAATGCCTATCGCCAGTCAAAGTATAAAATTTACAAATCTTTTTCATTTTCTTTTTTTGAACATCATAAACAGGAGCAATATCCATATATTCAACAACAGCAACATCGCATCCAGAATTTCGTAAATCCTGAACAGATGAATAAAGATATTCAGGCAATCCTCCAGTTGAACAGTGTGGAGTAATAAAAAGAATTCTATTTGTATCAAATTTTACTTCAGGCATTTTATAAAGGGTATTATTTCGACAACAATCAATTGCATGAATTACCATTTCTGGAGTAATTGACGTTGAACATTCAAGATTTTTATTGTTGGGACATAATCGCCTATTACCACGATCAAAAGAAGCATCTTTATCACTCATACAACCATGACAAACATTTCTATTGATAACACGAAAACAATCTTTCATTTCGACAAATGGTAAAGTTGGTCCGGAAATTATTATTACAGGAACATTTAATCCCCAGGCTAACCAAGAACATCCAGAAGAAACACCAATAAAAAATTCAGCATGTTGAATGTTATTAATTGTTTCTTGAATAGTTTTACCATTCATTTTAATAACATTATTTAATTTAGTTTCTTCACGCGATACAGAAACTACTTTATATCCTTGTCCATTAAGATAATTTACAATTTTTTGCCAACCACCAATATTTAACCACTCTTTACAATCAAATGTAGAAAATTCGGCAAGCGCTACATATTTTTCTTTAAGCGGTCGTGGATTTGTAGAACGGACAATTTTAGTTTTAATTTCCTTATATTCTAATCCTAAAAAATCAGAAGCTACTTGTTGTAATGGTACTGTTCGCCAATTATTTTTATTTTTGGTATAATTATTATCATATACGCCAATTAAATAAGCAGCATAATACCCTTCAAGATTATCAACTCCGGCTTGATGGAAATGTAAATTTGGATATACACTTTCAAAAAGTTGATTGTGAAAAGTTCCTATATGTACTTCACATTGATGAAATTTTCGAAATTCTTCAACATATGGTAACCATGCAACGGTATCACCTAGTGCATTACTATTAAATTGGATCCAAACTTTTTCTCCGGTTGGATTAAAAATATAATCGACTAATTTAACACCATCTTCTTCTATTGAAATTTTCCACTTAATAAAATATTTAAAAAGAGTTTCACACCAATACATATTTTCAGTTTCTTTATTGATATCTAATTGATAAATTAAAGAATCACTGATAGAATCAATAAAAGTCACATGATATTTTGCATGTATATTTCCATGTATTTCTAATCTTGCACCATCAAGAAAACTTATATGTAATGTATTTCCTTTTGGTGTTGCTGAATCAATATTAATAGCTGTCATTTTATTCATTACAACAGGCACATTTTCAGGTACTTCATCCATCCCAATAATTCGATCCATTTTAAAACTTTCTCCCTCACTATAATTTATATGTTACGATTTTTGTTTAAACTGTTTTGATTAGCGAAACCCTTTCGTTCCGATCCGGCGACACTTAATTTGTTGTTACCGTCCAACCCGCCGCTACCAGCGTCGCCTTGTTCGTGATGCCGGTACCTGTAGGCGCGGCATTGGTACCGTTCAG